GCTAAAACAAAGGTAGTTCCCATCTGATAACCGGAACCGATACCTGCTGATTTGAAGGTAAAATTAATATTTCTTCCTTGTTTGCGTTCGTTAATAGCAGGTCTAATAATATTCTCTAGTTCTCCATCCTCAGTAAGGTCATAAGTGGTTGTTACAGGAGTACTTGCAGGATATTCATACGTATTGATACTAACAGTCATCTTTATCTTTTTTGTTCCGACAATATTAGGCTCTATCCTTTCTATACCTATGTTGTAATCAATTCCTGCTACCTGTTTTTGTGGATTAAAGGTAGCATAAGAAATTATAGGTGTGGTAAAGAAGGAAGGAATAGCTTTAGTTTGCTGGTCTGGCGCTTTATAAAGATTGACCTGATCGTTTCCGACTTCATGTTCCCAGACATAACTGTTATTGTCATCTTCGTAAGGACTCAGGTTTTTTCCTACAGTATACATATTACCGCCGGTATTATCGAAATAACCCGCTGCCCTTTCTATATCCGTATCATACCAGGTATTATCTACAACATTGTAAATAACGGCTCTGGTGCATCCAACATTAGCATCTTTCCCCTTTTCAGGGTAGAACCACCATATTTCATCTCTGCTTATGTTTTTGACACCAAAGACTCTCTGACGCTTACTCATATCAATAGTATCAAAAAAGGTCTGACGATTGAGATTATTTTCAAGTGGAAGAACTACGCCATTGAACACAAAAAATCTTTGTGTTCCAGGCCAGTAGAATATTCCGTCATATTCAACTACGCTATTTGAAGATAAAATGGAGCTATCTCTTGATAATACCTTTTTGCTAAAAGAAAGGTCATCAGGATCATCAATAATCTGATTCTTGCTACCACCTGTAGTATTGCTAATAAGAACAACGGAGCTTAAGGTCCAGAAGATTATAGTCGGCGAGTTTGCTCCTCCTCGCCATTCTGCGCCGTAGATTACTTTATCGGTGCTAATATTGATGGAATATTTATCTTCAAAAAACAGAAATGGAAGGTTTAAGTTTGTTTTCTTACCGAATTTTTCTGCAGCAATTGAAGACCATCTAACAAGTCCATTGTTGCCGTAGTAAAATAATCTGTTTCCAACGTAAAGCATTCCACCTGTTGCTTCTTTTAAAACAAAATCAGGAAAATTTACTTGAAAAAAACCATCGGTAGCTTCCTTTGCCAAGATACTAGAAGCAGCTTCACTACTGTTAATATCCGTATAGTTTTTCATACCAAGACATAATATCATCTGTGTTGGAAGGCTATTGATAATACTTATTACTACAACAAATTGGGCTAGAGTATTGGTAGGATTAGTAAAACGATTTGCCCAGGTATAGGTTTGAGCACCGCTACTTGTATAAGTAAAATCTATTACACTAGATAATATTGAATCAGGGACAAGGGAACCTCCAACTAAAATATGTTTATTCCCCTCATTATCATAGTATATAAGGCAGTTAGTCGGTATAAAATCAGGTGGTAAAATCTGAGGTACAGTTTGCAGATATAGTACATAATTTTTCATTCCGCCTATATTCTGAGGCCAGCCTCTAAAAAACCTGACCCATTGCCCCCGCGTACAGTAACTTCCTTGAAAAGGGCAGCCGTCACGTAGTATTCCAGGCTTATAGGTAATAGGAAACATCTGTTTTTGCGTAGCCATAAATTACCCTATATCTCTTTTTACACTGCGATCGATGTAACGATCTTTGGTCAAATTATTAGCAGACGTTAAGCTTTCCTGATATAATTTTGTATAGACAGGCATTCTCTGATCATCTTTTAAATAAATAAGAGCCTCTAAAAAAGCAGCATAAAATAGAAGATCAGGGTAATAGTCTGTTAGTATGTTTGTTTGATTCTCATTTGTAATTAAATTAGGTCTTCCTATGTAAGTTATTTGGTAATTATATGCTTTATCCGGAGTTGGAACGATCAGATAATACTCATAAGGACTTGCATCTGCTATAAAGGATATATAATCTGAGTAAAACAGAGGAGGATTAGCGGGGTCACTTAAATTAACATTCGGCCAGTAATTTATACAGAACTCATAACTTCTAGGAAGCAGGACAACGTTATTTATAAGTAATGCATCCTCCGAGCCGTAGCTTATTGAAATAGTTTCCTGCCAATCAGCAGGTTTTTTAATAGTTGCATTGTTTACTTGAAACTTTTTAGGTTCTGTTGCCTTTTGAAAACCAAGAGTATTTAGTTCCTTCCAGATTTTCTGCTGTCCCATCTCAATAAAATAGGGAATGGCGGCAGCAAATTCAATGCTACCCCCTCTATTGGCATAAGCTATAATCTGATCAACAAGAGTATTATAGTTCATTTGCTAATAGCTTTTTAACTTTTTAAGCTGAGGTAATTGTCTGCCAGGCAGTATTTTTATAGGTTCGAAGAACTGTGTTTGTAACATCAAAATAAGTGAACCCATTGACTTGGTTGGCAGTTACTTCAACGCTTACTCTTGGTCCAGATGGATATACAAAAGGTGCTCCGTTAGTAAGACCGACTCCGGTAGCAGTCGTAGCAACCGTAAATAGAGTCGTCCATTGGGCATTGATATATCCTCTGACCTGGTTATTGGTTGTATCATTATATATAAACCCGTTTACCTGATTAGCAGCTACCTCAACGGCTACTCTTATGCCGGACGGAATGGAAAAAGGAGATGAAGATAACCCAACTCCGGTAGCAGTACTTATATTTGTTGTAACACTTTCCCATATTCCGTTTCTAAACATTTGTAATTTATCAACGCTGATATTAAAGATGATAGTTCCTTCCTTTATTCTAACTGTTGCTCCATTTACTACGTAAGGAGTAACGTTTTGTAATAATTCTCTCTGAGCGGTAGTAACATTGCTAACGGCAAAAGTAGCGTTAGGATTGTTAGTGCCAAGGGTTTGATCACTGGTAATAGTAAGACCGCTTAAAGCGGTAATATTTGATAAGTCTGCCATATGTTTCCTTTTTCTTTTTTATTATAACATATAAGTACTTATAACTCTTAAAAATCGTATAAATGTAATTATTTTTAGAAATTACATTTTTGAATAAAGGCTTGAATCTTTAAAGCGTCCTGTTGATATTGCTGTTCTGCAGCAGTCTTTATATAACCTAGAAAATCAGAAGTAGTACTATCAAGTTCCGTATCTTCACTAGGATCATAAATCGTATTAAAACGATAATAGAACAAATCCTTATTACTTATTTTAGCTCCATACAAAGATAGCCAAGTTAACATTTTGTTTATTGCTTCTTGCGGTCCGCTTATTCCTAGAGATATTAAATCAAGTAACAGATAAATATTTTCAAAATCCGGAATAATTGAATTAACAATCTCTTCAGTTCTTTCTATTGTGTATTTCTTCTGTAAAAGCAAAAACTCTCTAAATTCTTTTAAATGCTTTTGGACGGATTCAGGAGGAGGCACGGGTACAGGATCAAATAATCCAATAGTACCAAGACCTGCACCTACCGATAAAACACAAATACGATTGGCTGAAGGATTAAGAGCGTTACCTAAAGCATATTCTAAGGCACTTGGATTATTCTGGAATACTCCGCCATCGATGAATTTGGAATTTGGAGTGGTAACTTCCGGAATATTTACTGCTGGAAAATAAATAGGAGCGGCACTTGTTGATAAAGCTACGTCCTGTACTAAGTAATTTTGGCCTTCAAGTCCGCTAAAACCCATATTTGAATATAATACCGGACGATAGGCTTTAATATCAGTTCCAACATCAGGTACTTGTGTTGTATATATTTCAACGCTTGGGACTATGACATTCGTTTTTAACTGAAACATCCTACTTTGGCCGAATTTTGTATTTAATAGGTTTTTTAAGTTATTATTCTGATACCAAGTTTGATCGCCGTATAGGATGGTATTTATTTTTTGTAGAGTTGAAACAGGAGGATAAAAAATACTATTTGGGTTGTTACTTCCGTTATTTAAAGGATTCTGTTGAGCTAAAAATAGCTCGATCATATCATCAGGACTATAACCGCTTGCATATGCTAGGCCTTGAATACCGCCGATACTCGTTCCGCTAATTATATTGAAATATTCATAAATCTTATTTCCAGGAATACCTGCATCTTGACAGAAGAATTTCATGAAATAAGCAGAAAATAAACCTTTCATGCCGCCGCCATCAAAAGAAAGAACTTTATCTATTTTCATCAAAGTCTCTATAGATACTATTTACAATGTTTCTAAGGGAGGTATTAAAGCTTGAATTGAATGACAATCAGTAATAAGAGTGTTAAGAATAGTTATTAGATCAGAGCCTTTTGGCGCTCCTTCTGGTACTTGTGCAATTAAATTATTACTATCTTCAATAGTTTGTGTTGTTGAAGACTGTAAAGCTAGATACCATGCTTTTTGCGTTTCTGGATTAGCAGGGCTATAATAACCGAATAAATAACTACCATTCTGATTAACACATTGTACATCTGATGGTATAGAAGCATAAATAGAAGGTTGGCTAAACACTTGTGCTACTACACTATTAAAATATAATAAATCAACTTGGGTTTGAGTTACGATTTTTAAATTTGGCAAATTTTGAACGCTCATTTTTGTTTCTCCTAGTAAAGTTATAATAAATTTATGTTTCCGGTATCGTTAATTTTCTTGTCCTATATCAGAATAAAAAACATGTATTTCTAAAACAGCATCGCCGTTTAACAACTCTTCTCCATCATTTACTAAAGTTAAAGGGTAACCTAATACGGATTTATATGGTTTAGGATTGCAGTTATTGACGTTGATTAAGATAAATTGATCTTCTAAAATGTCTAAAAAATCAATGGTATTTACTTCACCAAAAACAAGTTCACCAAGCATTACTTTTAAGATTGCCCCTTGACACTTGTAAGGTACAAGATTTTTTAATTTTCTTATGCCGATTCTATGAGGAATGATACAGTTTAAAATCGTTGTATCTAAAATAACAAAAGGCTCTTCTTTTAAAGATAATAATTCATCAGGAGTTATAATCTTTTTTTCATATCCAAAATTTACTATTGTCATATTTACCTTTTAAGTTTTTTTAATTTTCTTTCAAGAATATCTACACGTTTTAAGGTGTTTTTTAATACTACCATTGATAATTCAAAAAGTTTATTCTTGGTAACTGATGGACAGGTTTCAAAGGTGCCGTAAGCAAATCCGTTGCCCGGTAGTTTTTCAGAGCAGGAAATAATTAATCGTTTTTGGGTAGTTTTTAAAATCTCTACTTCAACTGATTTATTAAGTAAAATTAACTGTAGTTTACTCCCTTCAATATTGGTTAATTTTTCTTTAAATACCAATTCATAGCTACATTCCGTTATCGGTTTAATTAGGCAAGACTGTAATATGTTAGGGACAAAACTTTTGTCCTCCAAAACATAATCAGGTAAAATTTCTTTTAAAGGTTCAGCAATAACACCAAAAGTTACCCCCTCACCATTTTTAATTTTATCTTTATAACTGTATTTAAAGAAAGGTATTTTATTAAATATCTTTAACGCTTCCTCTTCTATATCTTTGCTTGAAGATTCAATATTTTTGGTTTTAATAGAAGAAACGGAATCAAACTCGGAAGCTTTGACTCTATTATTGCAGTTAATTGAATAAGGATTCTGCCCTGATGCTGTTCCCGTGTTGCCGCTTGAATTAAGGTAACCGTAACTCCCGCTGTAAGGTTTATAATTGCCTGAGTCGTTGATATTGAGTGCATAGTTATAATTAATAACCTGTGCATTATTAGCCATAGAATAGATAGCCCCGAACTGACTACCTGAATTATAACCAAAAGTAAGAGTATCTATTCCATTTGTTGGTGCATAAAACTGAAATTCATAACCTGCTCCATCACTAGTATTATCCCTATTCATTCGGAATCTTAATGTTTTGTTAGTACTATTAGGAATAGTTAAATCAAAATCAAAGCTTGCAGCAGTACTTCCGGTAGCGGTATAATTAAAAATCTGATTTGTAGTTTTATTAATCACATTGCTTAAAGAAGTATTGATAGGTGTTCCTGTTACTCCTGACCCCGTAATATCACCTAATAAAGAAACAGTATTGACCGGTAAAACAGAGTTTACGTACTCTACTACGAATATCTTGTTAGCGGCGTCTGTGTCTGCGTCAGGAGTCGCAACATTAGAGATTCTGTTATTATTAACATTTATATTTTTATAGAATAAAAATTGATCCGAACTGTTTTCATTAAAAGTCATTAAAAAACTTCCAATTATACCGGAATTTTGCTGATTTTGTTGATATTCTAGAGAACTTAAATGAAACGTCCCATTAATATTACTAGAGTCAGAAAAAAAACCTGCTCTATATCCCTTTTCCTGAATATTGAGTAGATCGAGGTCTAAATTAATGACATTAGATTCTATCGGTAATATATTTTCTAATCTCAAAATTCCATTAGGATATTCAAATAAAAATCTTTGTGTATCTCCTAAGATTTTTAAATTCGGTTTTATACCTCCGACAATTACAGTGGTTGCCATATTACCTCCGTATCATCGTTTAATAAATCCCAACATATTTGCAATGATTTATCTTCTACGTAACTTTCATCGCTAAGAGTCTGCCACGTTACTCCATCATAATACTCGAGCTTAACAATTTGCTGAGCTTGTGGTTTTTGTTTTGTTAATATTCTTTTATTTTTGCTCATTTTAAATTTCTGTATTAAATCTTAAAGTACCGGGCAATGGATTGTTAGGACGCTCGGATGTAGAGCCGCCAGGCATTGTAATACCTGCATTACCTGGTATAATAGGATTAGGTGCAATGCTAATTGTGGCTATGTTATTATTTACAGTAACTATTATTTGATTAGCGCTGCCCTCAATGCTTACAATATTGTTTTCCGATAATTCGGCAAAAACAATGTTATCCGTACCGACAGTTGCAACGGCTCCGGTAAGCATCCAAGCAGTTACGGCATTTACTGTTCCGCTAATTATGTTAATTACATCACCTCTAACCATTTGAGACGGAGAATCAAAGTCGGCAGCTCTTGTTAATACCCAGTTAGTTGTAGTAGAACCGATATTAGTTACTATATATATTCCGTTTTGCAAAGCAGCTGTCTGATCTTTAACTAGGACTCTATTACCTTCAGCTAAAGTAACTCCATCAATAACAAGTGCGGTTTGCGTTCCTGAATTAGTTAAAGTAGCTCCCGTCCCATTAGTACCATTTGCATAAATAGCTGTTAAATTACTAATAGTTCCTACTAAACAGGCAGGTATCGTAGCAATGTTATTTAACACCCAATCTTCAGTTGCTAAAGTAAACCAGTTTATTCCATCAGTAAATTCAGGTTTTCCGGTAGGTGTCGGTAATGGCGCTTTTAGGTTATGGTCATTTAAGTTATTGCTCATGTTTTCTCTTTTATTTTTCTTAATAAATTTTACCATAAAATCAAAGTGAAGTGTTAAACCTGATCATTCCAGGAATTAGCGCATTCGGTCTTTGCATGCTGTTACCTGCCGGCATAGTCATTGAGCTGTTACCGGTAAATACCGGATTAGGTTTAAACGTAGTAACAATCGGCATACTTAATAAGCCACCACCGCTTACGTCTCCCTGCAGAGTTAATCCGGTATTTAAAAGGGTGTTTAAATAGGCTTGAGCTTCGTTTGCGCTGTTTGCTGCGTTATCAGCGGAAATGTTAGCGTTAGAAGCAGAAGCAGCGGCATTTGAGGAAGAATTTGCGGCACTATTTGCCGACTGCTGAGCATCAGAAGCCGAACTTGATGCACTAGTTGCTGAAATTCCCGCAGCTAAAGCAGAAACAGTAGCTGCAGCAGCGGCAGCTGTAGCTTCTACCGCTGACCCTGATGCTTCTACTGCCGCCGCCGATGCTTCTACTGCCGCCGCCGTAGCCTCTGCTGCTGCTGCCGTAGCCTCTGCTGCTGCTGCCGTAGCTTCTACTGCTGACCCTGATGCCTCTGCTGCTGACGCTGCTGCTTCTTCTGCTGATAACGCCGCCTCCTCTGCTGATGTCGCCGCTTGCTCTGCATACTGCTGGCATTGCTGCTCTATTTCTTCTAACTGCTGAATAGTTGCATAATCCTCGCCGGCAATTGCAATTGCAAAAGCTCCGCCGGCAACAATCTTGGCCATTCCTATCCCCAGTTCCTCTAAAACCTGTGCTTCAGGTAAATTGACATTCGGAGTTTTTATTATGTATGTAGCATCAGTTGGAGCAAGGTTTAACTGAACTTCTACCGGCCTATTTGTTGCATCACCCTGCCAGACTCTTCCATCAGTTAAGGAGGGTAGATTTGCAATATTTATAGTTTGCCGTGCTTCCGGCACGTTATTTAAACCTCCCATCAATAGTTGATTCTCTAGGATGGTAGCTGCTACGATCGCTCCTGTTCCTGCGCTGCTTGTCTGCATCCAGGAACCGCTAGGGAGATTTGATAGAAATTGTGAACCCGGCATTAATGTTTGTAGTACGCTGTTACCTTTTCCAAGAATAAAATTAGCGCTAAAAAACCTGAAATTAATTAAGGCAATATCTCCTTCTAACACTAATAAGGCATCAGATTCTTCCGGTCTGTTGCTATCAGTGCCGTGCCAGATTTTACCTCCTGAAATTGTAATAGGGTTAATCGGATCAAGAGGATTAGGCACGTTAATGCTTGTAGTTCCTAAATTTGGTAGGTTATCAATGGTAATGGTTTGCTGCGCTGTGGCAATATTTGAACTATTACCTATAAATAATTGACCTGAAGGCAAGGCGGTACTTAAATAATCTTCTCCAGGGATAGCAATTTGTATAACACCGTCATTGTTCTTCATTAAACCATTATTTAGCTGATTTAAGGCTTGAGCGTTTGGAAGATCGATACTTGGTTGCTGCAAGATATATGTAGCATCCTTTGGTGCTGATCCTCCGCTGGCATCGATAAACGATAGAATACCATTGCCATTTGTTGCTAGTACTTGCCCGTCAGTTCCATCCTGCAGCGGTAATCTCCAGATGGTGTTTTGAGTTAGATTACCGGCAGTAAAGCCAACATAACAATCATTAGAGGGATTACTCCATTTTAGCCTATTAGTAATAATATCTTCAGTATTAGTGATGCTGGCAGAGTTAATGCCGGTTGCATATATTGTATAAAGCTCAGCAGTACCGCCGGTAATAACAGAAGACAAAATACTTTCAAAACTAGCCTCTTTTGCATATAAATAGTTAATTGGGGTTAATCCTTCTCCTCTATTAGCTAGCGCTAAAAAAGCTGCTTTTTCTCTATCAAACCCCGGATTAAAATTATTAGCCATTACTTTAGAACTTAATTTGGTGCAACGATTCCAAACGCTCTCGTGCGTCTATATTGCTAACACTCTGGCCGGCAAAATCAGGTAAAACAGGGGGGATATCATCACTTGTAAAGTTGATATCTTCTAAAATAACAGGCGAACTATTACCAATTGCCTCAGGACCTTGAGGTGTCTCTATCCCAAACGGGCGAGGATTTTGTACGGCTTTCGGATCACCTTTTATTTGCGGTGGTCTATTCTGCTCGTTTGGCTCATCAACAAAAGGACGCCCGACTATTGCTCCTGTCCAGACTAACTGATTACCGCGCCATTCATATTGTTTAACTAGATCAGACCTGCTAAAGGGAAACCCTGAATAATCACAAGTTCCAATAGGTTCAATGACGTCCTTTCTAACGTAATCTCCCATTTGCGTATTTACAGGGATCACTTTTAAGCTAGTTGCCATATACCTCCAGTTTAAGCGGTACTTCCGTTGTATTATTAATCACTGCTGGATTTAAAGTTTCCTGATATCTAATTTTTAAGCCTTCTTCTTTTTCAGGAGCGTATTGTGCTGCTAGCATGCTAGCGAGTCCATATATTAGAGGAGTATAAAAATATGATGGGATATCTACGCTTTGTGTGTAATTCTCTAGCGTTTCTATACTACTTTGACCGCTATACATTATTAAATTATACATTGGAGCAGCAGTCTGCCATATATACAGGGATGGAGTCCGCTGGTAATCAACGTAGTAAATAGTAGGTCTACCGATTTGTGATTTATTGGGATAGGTTAAATATTCATATCTGGATACCTCGCTCATGGTAGTATCCTGGCTTATACTATTAAAATAAAGTTCTTCAATATCGAGTGTGTATCCTCCTGTTTCTTTAATTCTATATGCCCTTGCATAAATTGGATCAGGTACATAAAACCATGAAATTACATGTGCTTGATATGGATATAATGGAGGAGGAGTAAAAACAGGAAACCAATTTATCGTATCCTGTGATGCTTCTAAAACTAAGCTATATGGACGATTAGAAACATAACTTTGAATGCCGATAATGCTGATTTGCTTTGTTACCCCTAAACCGTAATCATAAGAAATATTGCCGTTTTGAACGTCTTGTGTACATCTTGTCAGTGGATTACCATCAAAAGCATAAGCAGCAATTCCTCCTCCGTTTCCATCATAAGTATTTGCGGTATTTGATTGCGGTGTTCCATTTAATTGTCTTACGTTGCTTCTTAAGAATACCTGAAATATTTTAGTAATGTTGCTTGGTAGAGGGTAGGATGCTTGCCCTGGAGTTAAAAAAACAGGATTTAATTTTAGTGTCCATAAGTTAACATTAGAGTTAGCCCAATCACTTAAAATAAAATTAATAATATTAAGTGCTGAATTATATTGCTCGGCAGTGACCATGCTAAGAGGCATGCCGATTAACTCATAAGCCTTTCTGATAATCAGCTCTCCTTTTATGCTATTAAAACTATAACTTCCACTAGTTGCCGGCATTTTATCTTCCTTTTTAATTACAATTGCAGGAATTGAGCTTTAAGAACCGAGCCATTATTATTAGTGCCAATTTTAATGAGTAAATTGGAAGCTAAAGAATTATACTGTATTAATGCAGACGCAGTAGCAGCAGCGGCAGAAGCAACAAAATTACCATTAGCGGCGGCGGTTAAATCATCGTATTTCCCTAGGCCTAAATTATTCTTTAGCGATAAAAATACCTGATAAGTAGCAGGATTAGCTGTTGCTGCTACGATATTTAAGGCATAGCTTATAGAAGAAGTATTGGTCTTAGCGGTGTTTAATAGAATCATTGGAAAATAACCAACGGAAGCAACGCCGACTTGAAGGGTAGAGCCTGTAGTACCGGTTGGAATTATCTGCACCACACTATCAAAGCAGTTGACACTTGTAACTGTTGTGTTATTTGGTCCAGTTAAGGTTTCACTAATGAAAACCCCATTCTGATAACCGGTAATAAGAAAATTAATACCAGAAAGATTGGCCGCTGAATTAAGCGTAATTCTTGGTACAATCCCAAAATCAATAAAATTAATTGTTCCTGTGATTTTGTTAACATAAGAACCATTTAACAGCAGCGGAATATTTGCGGTTAGTGTTTGGAAAAGCGATATTCCGTTTGCTATGGGAGCAGGCCAATTATATTCATAAAATTGAGACATAATTTATCCTTTTATTTATATTGTATGAAGCACTAGCTAGTTATTTTCAGTTAGTGCCTCTTTTTTTAACAGATTTTTAAAACTTATCCCTGTAGGTTTAAGCTGTAGAACCTTGTGCGCCAATTACTCCAAGAGGAGTAAACATACCAAAAGAATAACGACCAGATGCAAGCACTGACATGGTTTCAGTTACGGGATCGGTTGTAACGTTTACTTTAAGCGGACGTCTTACGAAATGCTTACGACTTCCCTTAACATTAGTTAATCCAAACCAGTTGCTAGGACTTGTTAAGAAATGGCTTACTTCATAACCTTGCGGAATAGCTTTCATGTTATAAAGTGCGTTTATATCGTTATTAGCCGTTCCTGTTCTAAATACAGATTCAAGTAACCTGCAACCTGAGAACATTAAATCTTGTGGAAGTAGCAATCTCTCAATTTGAGCATTAATTAGTAGTCCTGCTTGATCTTTCATTTTACCGGCTAGTATTACTGCCTGCTCAACGCCTGCCTCGCTAAAGTCGACATTAATATTAACGCCGTTATATGCCCCAACTCTGTTAGAATAAACACCTCCGTCGTAAGGCTGAGAACCAGAGCAAAGAGGTTGTCCGTTGGCTTGAGCCGCTGCTACGTTAAACGCCTGGTTAAAAGGGTTCATGGCTACTACTTCTCTGGTTTGTTCATAGGAAGTAGTAAGCGATTTAGTACCATTAAAGAACTGATCGGCATAAAGATCATCTTCCATGGCAATATTAGTAATCTGAAAACCGAGAGCAAATTCCCGATGGACAAATTCATAAATAAACCGCTCAGCCATGCTATCCATTTTAATAGGAGCACCTTGGGTTTTCTCAAGAGCGTAGCCTGTTCCTCTAATATCAACCATCCTTTCAGTATGTTTGACAGAATTAGCCTGTTCATAGATTTTGGTATATTCCCCCTTAAACCGATCATACTGAGATTTTACCTCATAAAGACC